AAGTGGACATATAGTAAAATCACTACAACAATTGAAGTATGATTTAGACGAACACTTTCAAAAGGGTGGACAATTACTTGGACATAATATTGTAGCGTTTGATTTACCTATCTTGAGAGACTCAATGGATATTTATTGTATTCATAAGTATTTGAATGACGGTCAATATATTGACACAAGTAAGGATTTACTCAAAGGACATGGAGAAAGATTCCAACTAAAGAACTTAGTTAAATGCACTATGGATGATGCAAAACTCATGGATAGTGCAGATGCACCTAAGTTATGGAAAATGGGAAAGTATGACGAAGTAGTAGAATATTGTATGAAAGATACCCAATTGGTTTATGACCTTTGGGGGTATGGCAAAGAGAATGGTATTGTAAAAGCCTTCTCAATTGAAAAAGAAGAATTTGTAGATTTGGGAGTTGATTGGTAATGTCCACAGCAGAATGGTTCGGACTCTTTATTTTCTTGATAATAGTTTCGCTATTATTCTTCGCCGCTTTCGGTGGTTCTAATATCACCGAACAAAGCGTCGATGAATATATTAAGAGACTTCTCGGAGAAAATAGAGAAGGCGACAATAAATGAGTTTAAAACAAACTTGTAAGTATTGCGGTAAGAATACGCTTGCGAAGCGTATCTTGGGTTTTTATGTTGGTTCAAGTGACCAAATAAAACTTTGGGAATGTAGAGAGTGTAATGGTATTTGGAGTGTAGAAACAAAAATAGCGGGTCGGCCCTAACGGGTCGGCTCGCCTTTTTTTACGCAAAAATTTTGCTATTTTCTACCCTAATAGTTATAACGATTCCTAACTATGGTTGGACCCATCCAAAGAAAAAAGAAATAAGATATTGCTATTAGTATGAGCACTATCTTTACAAATGTTTCTTTTTTCATCATGGTGAGAATAATGTTAGCGTATAGTCTTTTGTTGTACTTCCACCGCTATTGGTAGCAACTATTCTTAATGTCATATCTGCTTGAGCGCCGGGATTTAATGAACCTGCCATAGTAGCAACTAAATCGGTCCAATTAGCAGTTGTTGGCCCACTAATGCTACCACTGCTTAAAGTGTAATTAGAAGATGATACCATACCTTCGGGGTCATTAAAATTTAAAATAGACCATTGATAAGCGGCAATACTACCAACTGCTTGTGAATAAAATCCAAAAGTAATTGCTTGTCCTCCCGAAACCATTAAAGGTGCTTGAAAATCATTATCGTTAGTTGCAGAACCTCCAACAGTAGTAGTAAATCTATCATCATTACCTGCGGCATCTTCCACTATTAAGGAAGAAGGTGCGGCTTCTCCCCTCTTAGGATAAGAATTGAAACCAAGAACAACATAACCAAAACTCACTCGTCATTCCCCGCATTAATATCATAGAATAATTTAAGGCCAACTAGACGGACTGTTCCCGTTTGAGAACTTGCAGATGTTTTTAAGTTAAGTCTAAAAAATGTCACACTATCAACAGAAGCGTTTGTTATTGTTAATGCACCGCTTTCTGCGCTAACATTAAGGTCATTAGAAGTGCCGCTATGTGCTTTTGCTCCGGTAGCGATAACTGTTGGATAGCCACTATTTATTGCATAGTTATCATTAGCACTTATTCCTGTTAATTCCCAAACTGCCGTACCCGTATTTGTTCCTGTGACAGTCCAAAATGGTTGGAAAGTCACTGTTCCTTCATTCCATGATTTAGGGAAAGCAACAGTAAATTGACAGAAATCATCTGCACCTGCGGCAAAATCCAATACTTGTAGTTCCGGCCTACCTGCTGTCATTTCAACTTGAGTTAATGCAGAACAACCATTTGTTGTTAATGGGGTCATGGCTGATGAAGGAACCCAAATAGTATGCTTTCCTCCCTTTAACAGTGGTGTATCAGTTCCAGCACCATCCATATAATGTAAGTCATTATCAGCATTAGCATATAATTGACCATAAGCACTTTGATTAGTCGGTGCGCTAACTTCATCTAATGCTAAAACTCCTTGAACTGTTAATTTAGCATTAGCAACAGGTGTAGTTCCTATACCAACTGTATCAGTAGCGGAATCAGCATAAAATAAATTGTCAGCCGAACCATCAATTCTTACATCTATGTCTTCATTAGCCGCATTAAAAATAGTTTGAGTCGGTGTCATTTTTAATGGATAGACTAACGAACCTGCTTTCATAAGGCGAATAAAGAATTGAGAATCTTCTGTACCATTAGATTCATCTAAAATCTGCGCTACCATTCTAACATATTCGGTTTCTGCATTTCCAGAATCTTCTCCTTTAAAAGAAATTACACCTATCAAATCGTTATCGTCTGCGTCTGCTGTATCTCTAAATAGCGTTAATTGTGGCCCCATTCCAGCACCATCAATCGTAGAAACAATTCTAACCTCATTATCGTCTGCATCTAATCTTAATATTTCTCTTGCACTACCACCGTCATTCACTTTAAAAATAATATCCTTATCCGATACTTTGTTTTCTATTGTAGTATCTCCGGCACTTGCACTTATTGACAGTGCTTCTGTATAAGTATTTGAATCGGTATATGCAATACTTACACTGTTATCTGTTTTATCACTTGTTAAGAATTGAATTTTTCTACTTCCATCACTTGTGGTGGAAGAAACTTCAATTATAGCGATAATTGTGTCGCCGGAGGTATAATCGGGAACTTTATCCGCCACAGTTGGTTGTCTTATTTTTATAGCATTTGAAGAATTTATTACCAATAAGTGATAGCCCTTATCAAATTGTGAATGTGCCAATAAACTAGTATCATTACTTGTTGTGCCAATAGTAAAATTAGCCGCACTTGCAGTGTATAATTTACCATCTCTCAAATAACTTCCTTGTGCAACTTGAATAACATTCCCGCTAGTAGCCTGTGTTATATTGAAATCGTGTGAAGCCGAATCATTTGACCCCTTTACTACTATATTTTGTCTTGCCATTTGGGAAAGACCTTTAATTAAACCTGTATGGGGAAAGTCCGAAGCATCCGTCACTGCGGCTAATGAAGTTCCTGTTCCCATTGTTGAAATCTTATGCGGGTTATTTTCTGTCACTGTCATATTACTCCACCTCTAACATTAAAAATATCTCTAATTGTTCGTTTGACGCAAAAGGGCCAACTCCTTCAAATGCTACTCTTGATAACATAAAATCATCATTACCATCGCCTATAAAATCATTTTCATTTGCTCCGAAACTTGCTTCACGAATAACTTTACCTGTAATATTTGAACCCTCGACCATTAGTTTAATTTCAACAACATTATCGCCGGAGCGAGTTGCGACATATTGAGAAGTAGAGATACCTAAAGGAACATCTAATGCGGTTGCGGCTGGACTTGTTGAATTGCCACCTAAACCAACATCTCCCTCAGCCGCAGTATTTACAATGCTTACTATGTATTCTGCAATTTTATCTCGTAATAGGTCAGTTATCAAAATTCTTCCTCCACTAAGTCTGTATAGGTGATTGTGGCTCCACCTGTGAATCCAAGTGTGGCTGTCCCTGTATTTAATGCTGTCGTGAACCCAAGTGTCATTGAACCCGTTGTTGCTCGTTTGCGAACTAATAGTCTAATTGGTTTAATTTTAACAGTTTCTAAGAAACCAAGAGCAGTTGATTGCTCATTATTTTTAGTATTCTGTAATGTTTGAGCAGTATCAACATCAACAGTAAGTTCGGAAAATCTATCTTCTAATTGTTTGCTGTATTTACCTAATTCTAATTCAAGTAAGCCAGTCATTAAGTGAGTAATTTCTAAAACAATGTATTGATTTCTAGGAATATTTTCTTGTTTAATTTCCACATTGACAACATCACCAACTTGTATCTGACTTATATTATTATGTCCTATTTTAATTCTAAGTTTTTTATTGTCGCCTTTATGTAGAATAAGAAGTTCCTTTGCTCTCGTATCAACTTCTTCTTGAGTTGTTAGTTTTCTTTCAAAGACCTTGAGTGTTTTTCTTCCCACCTTTTTAACGCTTCTTAGGTCTTGTTTCTTAGATTTGTGAGATTTACCATTGACTATGATTTCATTGTATTCTTCAAATGTGCTATCTAACACTTCGTATTCATAGATTCTAATATCACCATTGTCACTAATCAGCAAGTTATTGTAAAAACCGGATGAGTCTTTTGGTTTTATTTCAAAGGTTTCATTCTTTTGTATTAAGGTCTGTTCTTTCTTTCTTAGCAAGAAGTTAATTGCTTCAAAGATACTGATGCCATCAAAGTTAGGAGCAACGAAAAGAGGATAAGTTTCCTTTGTGATAGTAAATGATGTGTCTTGTTCTTCAAGTAATTCTTCTATGAGGTCGTCGGCTTCTTGACAAATACTAACGACAGAACCAATCATGGCTCTTTTTGAATTAGTATCAATTGGTGACTCTCCACCAACTGTAATTGATGTAATTTCCGAAACTGAAACTACACCAATTGTTTCTTTAATTTGTGAAAAGGAAATAAACTTTTCATGTGAAGAAACGCTTTCATATGTTAGTTCAGTAGAATATACATTTTCTCCGTCACTCACACAATACTTTCCACTTTTATTTTCTAATATGTTATCCATTGAGCCAGTAGTGACAACAGTTTCTGTATCTGAGGATAAATTTTCAATGTCTACTAAAACATACATTGATAAAATACCTTCATTATTTCCTTGTAAATCCCTATCTCCTTTAGCATTTTGTAATTGATATGCATTGATTCCACTATACATTTCTTGAGAGTATGGTTTTTTAGTATAAGAAGAAGAAAGAGTATTTAGTTGTATCTTTTTGGGTGAATAATCATATGAAAAAGTATGATTTGGTTGAAGGACTCTATAATAATCACTTGTTAAACTTCTATCCGTGACAATAATGTGAGTTTCAGTTCCGTTGCTGTGGTCTATTTCATGAGAAATAACATATGCTAATGTTGTTGGAGTTGCGTCATTAAGGCTTTTAGTTTCGCCTGTGGTTAAACTTCCCTGTGTTCCATCGCTATCCACATATTTACCTATTGTTGATGCTAAATATGTTCCAGTTAAATCAACAAAT